TTCATGAGGCAGCACAGGCATATCTAGAGAACAAAGAACTTAACTGGGATGATTACAGACCAGCAACTCAGTTCATGTTCCATCATGCAGCACCATATCTGGACAAGATAAATAATATACACGCTATAGAAAGAACGCTTTACTCTGAGTACCTTGGTCTTGCTGGAAGAGTTGATTGTATAGCAGAGTATGAAGGCGAGTTAGCAGTAATAGATTTTAAAACATCTGAGAAGATTAAACCTGAGAAGTGGTTGGAGAACTATTTCGTTCAGGAGACCTTTTATGCAGCAGCTTACTACGAACTAACGGAGATCCCTGTCAAGAAACTTATCACTCTTATGGTAACTCCTAGTGGTGAAGTGAAGGTATTTGACAAAAGGAATAAAGGGGATTATATTAAGCTTCTAGTTCGTTATATCAAAGAATTTGTACATCACAATACTGGGGCATCGAATGGAGAATGAACTAGAAAAAGCATTAGAAAGTAAGTTCTTTTGTCCTACTAGGTTTGCTCAATCAATTGAGCAACTTGTTTTGGATAATAAAAACATGAATTATATTGATGCCATCATTCATTTTTGTGAGAAGAATGCAATTGATTTGGAAGCAGTTCCGAAGTTAATATCTAAACCGTTGAAGGAGAAGATAAAGTACGAGGCACAAGAGTTAAACTTTTTAAAACGAACTAGCCGTGCGAAATTGGTTTTTTAATTCCAAAAAAGTCGGAAAAATATCGCCGCAATTTTTTGCCCCTATTACTTTTTTAAAATGGATGATATACTAAATTTTAGTAGATATGAAGATTCTCCGATACTAGGGGGTTATATTCCTCCTTTAATAATGGATGAAATAACTGAATGGGTGAATGAATCTAAAAGTATTAAAAATAGTCCATTAGCAGCATTGAAAGCTCATGAGAATGTAGGATATCTTGCTATGGATGGAAAAACACATAATTCATATCAATGTTCAATTTCTCCTCATTTAATTGATAAGTCTTTTTGGTTATCTTGGGTATTACGACTAGTTGCTCAATATAGCGAAAATCATAATCATCGGGTATTTAAACTAAGGAAGTGGGATGGTCATTTTGATGGATATGATATATGGACTAATTTTTCTTATAAAGGAGATGATAATCCAACACATAATCATGCAGGATATATCTCAGGTGTGATATACTATAAAAATCATAATCACCCTACTATTTTTGATGATTATGATTTTTCTTATCCTGGTCATGATGGAACAATGGTACTTTTTCCATCTAAGGTGATGCATCATGTAGAACCGCAAATCGAGGATAAAGAAAGAATTACTCTTGCTTTCAATATTGTTAGAAATGATGCCATTTGACGCATATCGTTGTTATCTGTCTTTAAAGAACCACTTCACCAAAGATCATTATGATTACCATAAGTATGGTGGGAAGACAAGGGCAACTGTTCAAGCCTTTTACAAAAGGAAGGATAGATTCTGGTTTGAGAAATTTGCAAGAAAAAAGAATGATAAAGAAGTAGAAGAATTCTTTGTATCTAACTTTGTAAGTTCCACAGACCCTGCAACCATGTGGATTGGAGAGATGATACGAGAGGGAGAAGGCAGATATATGGATTGGAAGAAAAAAGTGCAATCTTTGTCATATACCTTTAAAGGTGAAATTGACACTCTTTTTGAAAATAAGCAAGT